TGAAATGGGACAACAATATCCAGGTACGCCAGGAATTAATCCTAATGCACCGTTGTTAGGAGATACAGGAAGAGCTGCACTAGGTGTATCAGATGAACTTCCTAGAGTAGGGGAAGTAGAAGAAGAAGAAGTAATTACCACCGCACCAAAAAGATTACTTTCCCCTAAAGCACAACAAGACCTTGATAAAGAAAATAGAAAAGAACAAAGAAACATAGAAATGGACATTGAAAAATTTAAAATGAAGGGATGGACAAAAAAAGAAGACATGTCAAAAGAGACTTTAGCAGGTATACCTCAACACGCAATTAAAACTTATTATGGAACAGAGCTAGTAAAACCACCAAGAAATTTAACAGGAAATCAAGCAACTATCCTATCTAATATGCAAGTCGCTAGAGGAACAGCCTTAGACGTAATTAAGGGAATCGATAGCGATAAATTTTCATCCACAAATTTACGTGAGAGTGCTATGACAGGATGGAAAGGAAATGTACTTAGATTTGCAGCAACCGATGATAATAAGAAGGAAAGACTATTACGTAGTAATAACTTGAGTATAATGGAGGCAGTAGGAAGGGGGCTTACAGGAGCAGCCATGCCTGATACTGAAGTTACTAGATTTATGGCGATTCTTTCGTGGACTCCATTGGATACTCCAGAGATTGTCAAATATAAATTAGAGAGATCAAGGCATCTGATGAATAAGATAGAACAGAAAATGAAATATGGATCAGCGCCTGGAGTAGCAGATGATGATTTTAGATCTTTTTATGAAGAGCGAGACGAAATAGAAGATGAATTGAACCAGATGCAAGAACAACAAGCAGCTGAAGCAGAAGAAATAACTGAAGATGCGTTACAATTAGGACAATTTTAATGGTTACTTTAACTGAATTTGGTGAACGTATAAAAGAAAAATATCCTGAGTATGATGAAGTAGAAACTCTAAAGCTTGCTACAAGGGTATTAGAAAAATATCCAGAATATAAAACTAATGTAAAAGGAACTACAGAAGAAATTATGGCTATTGCTGCAGGGGAGGCACTAGCAACAGGAAAGGACATTGCATTTTCAATATCAGAAGGTGCCCAACGCACACAAGATGAATTAGGACGTCTTTTAGGGGTTGATGTAGCTGAACGAACAGGGAAATCAAAACACTATCCTCAATCACGTGCAGCTCATGTTGCAGCTAAGGCAGGTGAATATTTTTCTCCAATAGCTCCTGGTGCAGCAGCATTTAGAATGGTAGGACCAATAGCTCGTGGAATGGCAAAAAGAGAAACCATTAAGGCTACGGCTAAGGAAGGTTTGTCTAGACTTGCTAAGATAGTGGATAAGTATGCACCTAAAACGCCAAAAACGCCAAAAGGCGTTTATGATTGGGAAGCACCTCCGGATTTATCAGGTGCTAAAAAGCTATTAAGAAAATCGGAAAAAGAAATAGCAACAGATAAAATAGCAACAGATAAAAAAATAGCTAAAGAAATATTAGAAGATCAGCAATTAGGTGATGAGGTAGCAAATGCCGCATTCAAAACCGTAAAAGAGCAGATGTTTGAAAATGCTTCTACTTTAGGCAATAAAACTTTAACTATAAAGAAATTAAATGACCCTGAATATATAAAAAAAGTTGGGGATGATTTTAGGGATTCAATGAACGATGTATATAAAAATGAAGCTAAAAAAATGAAGAAGGCGATAGAGAAAATACCAGAAGATGTTACATTTGATACTCGTGAATTATTAGACGAAATATTACCTCAACTCGATGATTTGGCATTATTAGATAAAACAGGAAAAGTTACCGAGTTTACATCAAAACCACTCTTGGGCAAAATTATTAAAGAACTTAAAAAAAGACCGCCTCGTGGTGTTCTAGATGAAATGGTTACTGAGAAGGGACTACCATTATTTCCACCTGAACCAATAAAAATGATTCCTTTAGAGCTATATAATTATATAAAGGCACTAGATGGAGCGATTGATTACGCTGCTATAAAAAGAGGATCGGTAAGAGATAGGGGGATGCAAGTAGTTAGAAGACTATTCAGAAAAAAATTAGGGGCTGTTTCTAAAGAATATGATGAAGCAGCAAAAGGACTTCACAATAAACTAAAAGCTTTTGGGAAAAAAACAACGGAGTTGGAAAAATTAGGTGGAGGAGAAAGATTTGCTTTGAAGAACCTTGCAGACCAAGAAGTAACTGAAATAGTAAGAGTCTTAAAAGAATATCCTAATAAGTTTACTAGGAGAGCCTTAAAAGAGTTTGATACAATTTCTGGATGGACATCATGGAACAAACATTTTGGTACAAATCCAGGTATTTTGGAAACCCTTCCTTATGGTGGTCGTAAGACAGAAATAGTAAAGAGTACGGTAGATGCTTTTCTACGTCCTATTAGGAAAAAAGTAGTTAAAGGAAGTCTTGAACGGGAAAGAAAAAAGGGTATAAAAAAGGCTAGACAAGAGGCTAGTGGAATAAAACCAAAACCAAAAAGAAAGCTCTTACTAAAGAAAGATCTAAAGAAAGTTGCACCAAAACTAAAGAAAGCTGCACCAGAAATAGAAAATATTTTAGAAAGAGAATATATCATGGAAGATCTAGAGGAAGAATAATGGCGTTTATTGAAGCATCGCATACATGGATGAATGGTGAGTTATTATATCCTTCCCGGCTTAATAATAATATTTTGGCTGTTACTGACGGGTTAAGTGATGGGACAAAGACTCTCAATGTCAATCAAGTGACAGGAGACCTTATCGGAAATGCTACCACGAGTACCCAACTAGAAACTTCTAGAACAATAGGACTAACAGAAAATATTGTTGGGACTCCACAAGGATTTGACGGGACAGGAAATATTTCCATTCCAACGACGGGAAGGGTAGCCCACTCCATTACTGTGTGTTCGGGCTTCCGAAAGAGTATGAGAGATGCTTTCGATGATGCCAACTCTAACCCAGCAATTTTAGCAGATTCAACAGCTCAAACTATGATGAGGGCTGCATTTGTATCGTATCAATCGATGATACCCGATACCTATACCGCTGAAATAGTACCTTTAAATACATATCTTACCTCAAACCACTCTTATACATGGAGTGCTGGCCAATTATCAGATTTTAACGATTCCAATATCTTAAATGGTATTCCAGCAAACGTTGAAGGATCATATAATATGAACCTTTACGATACTATTTTAGAGTCCACGACTGATGCTATCGGAGGCTCCTCAAGAACTGGCCCTTATTATGAATTTACTTTTGCGGATTTAAGTACACCTGTATTACCAGCTACCTTTTCAACAAAAACAATTGAGATTGCCTTTGCAACATTCAATTATGATGATCTTAATTTGAGTGATGCTGACTTTGTCGATTGTCTCATAAATCCACCGCCTGCTTCTCTTGCTACCGCTGAATTTGAATTTGCATGTGGAAACATTTATGCCGAAATGGGACTCACTGGATTTTTTAATTCAAGTGATGTTTATACTACTCGTCTACAGGTATGGTTTACGCAGATGCTGGGTAATGCCGATGAGAGTATTTACGTCATAAAAAAAATATTGAGACCCGAATCATTTACTATACGAGTTTTAAATTCACTATGATAAGGAGAAGTAAATGGGATATATAACACAATCACATACATGGGTAACTGACGATACAATTACCGCAGATCGCTTAAATGGTAATGTGGACGATTTTGTTGACGGTTTGAGTGACGGGACAAAAGACTTAAATATTAATCAAGCAACCTCTGATCTAGCGGGAAATGCGAGTACAAATACACTGTTAGAAGATGCCCAAAACATAAATTTTATTGACTCCACAACAGGTGCTGCATGTGGAAGTGTTGCTTTTGATGGTAGTCAAAATGTATTGGCTAGTATGGGAGCACCTCTTTATCCAGTCGCAGAAGCTATATTGACGTTTGGTTTTAATAATACATGTCAGACGATAATGGATACTATGGCTGCTAGTTTAGTGAGTACTAGCTACGAACTTTTTACATATCATTGGGAAAAAATCCAATATGCAGCTACATTTGATCTATGGGCAGTTGGTGGGGTATCACTCCAAGATGCAATAGACGATTATAATACTGCTTTTCCACTAGACCAAATAAGTGCTGGCAATGAAACAACGCTATTAGCAACAAAGGCAAACGAAGCTATAACCACAGAGAGTTCAAATAATCTTTCTAATTTTGCAATAGGTACGTGGAATAGTGCTGCTGGTATAGCTGGCGGGAAGAAGTATATTAAAATGGACTTAGATAACTCTGTAACCACAAACTTTTTAAATCCGATGGTATTTGCCAATTTCTTTGGGCCAGCAGGTGTTACGGGTAATGGTGCGGGGGGAACAGAACTAATCAATGATTTTATGTGTCCTACCTACTCAATCCAAGTATGGCCTATTTCTACTCTTGCGAGTGACCTAGAAATTAGAATCATTTCAGATTTCTCACAGATGTATAGGTTCTCTACCCCTAACAAACTTCATGTATTAATTTATAATTTAGGAGATTAATATGCCTGACATAACCCCACCCCTTACTTGGGCAGATGATACATTCAGAAATGCAACAAATATGAATGTAAATGAAACGGCTATTGTTGATGGATTAAGTGATGGCACGAAGGATATTACGACTACGTCTATTACTGGTGATCTTGTCGGAAATGCGAGTACGGCGACTCGTTTCGAGACAGCCAGAGACATTACGCTTACTGGCGATGTAACGGGAACAGCTTCTTTTGATGGCTCTTCAGACCTTGATTTATCTAGTACTGATTCTGGTGGCGTAATAGCAGCAACATCAGTTAGTTATTTCTGGAGAAAGGATATTGAAGATGTGCGCTTAAACCATATCGATGACGTCGATGCCGCTGGCACGTCTGTTAGTGATGTTGGGAGTGATGGAAGATGGGTAAATACTGTGATGCAATCAATGTGTGGAGTCCAAGGGAGCCATCCATCATATTCTAACCCAATAGGAGATAGTAGATTAAACAATGATGCTGACTGGGCAATACTTTCAACAACCCCCTTATCTAGCGCAGAAAAAGATGTTTTAACTTCAACTACGTTAGTTTATAGCGATTCATTAAATGTAGATACTGTTAGCATGGAAGATGGTGGCGATTCCGAGTTCCTAAAAATTGAATTTTCTACGTCTCTAGGGACCAACCCTCACGACTATGTAGTTCTACAAAGTAGTCATATGTTAAATACAAACGATTCAAGTTCTGATAATGACAATACATTTACTTATCCTGTTATACCACCTTATACTAGTCAATATTTGGGATCTCAAAATCAATTTAATGTTACTCTACAGCGTGACGATGAACTTAATCCGACAAGGTTAATAGCTTACGTTCACAAAAATTTTCTAATACCTCCAGTGGCGTGGAAATATCAAAATAATTTATTTACGAGTCCCATGGTAACAAATACAATGGCCCAGGTAGCGGCTCGTCTGGTTTCTATTAGTGAGTTAGTAGTCATATATGGATCGATTTATGACGATGCATACGATCTGTTACAAGATATAGAAGGCACTGAAATTACTGAAGACTGGGACGATATGAGATCTTTCATAGACGATTATAATGCACAGTGGCAAAGTGACTGGGTAGCAAGTGGTTATGATTATGATAAATATCCCGCTTGGATGCTCTTGCCTGGCTTTTCTTGTAGACCTGTAGATCTTCTAGTAAATCAACTAGATGTAATTTGGGATTTGTTTACTCTTGTGACAGATAGTGGCTATTTTTTGCCGTCGACCCCTCAATACGGAATCATGGAAAATTATTTTTTAAACGCAAAATATACAGCCGATGGCACTCAAGATACTCGAGATATCAGTGCGGATGTGGATGCTTATAATGAGAAGCTTAAGGATGTTGACTTTTGGGCGGCTTGGACGTTCCCTCAATATCTTTATTTTAATGGCTGGGGGCTCAAAGATGCCGATGCTCCAACTTTTAGGGCTCCATTAAAATGGAATTTAATGTTAATGAAAAAGTGAGGTTAAACTATGAATGTTTCTAAAAATTTTGTTATACAAGAATATGTGCCGCCAGAACTCTATGAATATATTGGCGATGATCTCAACAAATTTTATCGTTATATAGACCCGCAATTAGTTGAATTAGGGCAAGAGATAAGAGATCACTTCAATAAGTCCATGACCATAAATAACTGGAGTAGAAACGGAAAATTTCAATATAGGGGATGGCGACCATTCGATTATTATAAGAGTCCTACAAGAAACAAGTTAAAAGTATCTCAACATCAAATGGGTCGTGCCATTGACTTTACAATTAAAGGAATTGACTCTGACATTATTCGAGCTGAACTTCTCTTATTATTCGAGAAAGGAAAATTCCAGAATATAGGAGCATTAGAAGATGATGTTAGTTGGGTCCATGCAGATATAAGATATAGACCTTTCGACGGAATATTGGTGTTTAAGCCATGACAAAAATTTTCGCACAATTAATATATAATACATTTATTTTATTATTAAATTTTCTTTCATTTGGGAAACTGTTTTTTGTAGAGGCAGTATTAATTAAATTAAATAGCTGTTTACGTACATTTGTGGCGCTTACAAAGAATAAGTTAGATGACGAAGCACAAAAGATTTTCGAGACACTCGTTGTTAATAATTGTGTTTCTCTTATAAAGAAAGAGAAAGATGCGCTAAAAAGAAAAATGATAATAGATAAAATTAATCAGGAGAAAGGGAACCTTCTTAATCTAAAATTAATTTATAAGCCAGAAGAACTTATCATTAATAATAACGCACTTAAAAAGAAAGTAAAATTATAGTATACTCTTATCGTGATGAAACTAATTCTGTCGCTATTTTTAGTATTCTTATTTTCTTTAAATGTTTTTGCTACTGATATAGATCTGGGGTTATTTTACGAGGATCTGTATGGTGGAATTTCATTTAACACAGAAACAACACATTTTGGTGTTGCTTATTATAGTTATAACGATTCCACTAATATAGCTTTAGGTAAGGTAAAAGAAGAGGGTTGGAAATTACATCTTTTATTCAGAAATAAAAGACCCGAACAACTAAAACTAAATTTTACGGGAGGTCTTGCATATGTGTGTTCTAGAGTAGATGTAACAGATAGACCTTCTTATATTATAGATACATATGCTTTTATCATGGGCTTTGAAACCAAGATAGGCTTTGCTGAAATAAAATTTCTTTATTATCCATTTAAAACTGCAGTATATAATTATCCGTCACCCTTTAAATCAAAAACAGCTACCATTTTAAATGGGGAAGCAACACTCCTCATTAATATACCTTTATAAATCGTACATCTTTGCACACAAACGCACTTATAATCGTACATCTTTGCACACAAACATACTTATAATCGTATATCTTTGCGCCCAAACATACTAATAGATATAGAAATCCTAGGGAACACACATTGGGGAGTGGTACCCTAGGACTCTAAATTTTAGGTTACGAGCCACATCGTCATTACTATCATCTGTAACCCAACCTACCCTTTATTATCACTTTTACTTAGCAAACATTGTGGAGTATAAGTCCAAAGTATATCCCCATCTCATAACCTAACCCTAATATAACAAACATTTTTATCCAGAGCAAATCCAGAGCAAGTTAAATTTTATAAAAAAACAGAGCAAAAAACAGAGCAAATAATAATGAAATAGCTTCATTTATATAGCCTTAAAATTACATAAAGCTATATAACTATAAACATATTTTAGACATTTTTTAAATACACACTTGACTGAGGGTCAGGAGGTTAGGGGTTCGAATCCCTTCGAGCGCACCATTAATTTAGCCTCAAAATAGTGTTATTTTTACTGTTTAATTATTTTTAACCTACAGAGCATATCCAGAGCAAATTGGACAAATTAGATATTTTTGTTGCCAAATATAACAAACCTTGTTATATTTTATTTATAAGAACTAAAAGACATAAAAGGCCTGCCCAAGATTTTTTATGTTGTATCATCATCTGAGAGAGAGAAGCAGCTACTACACTTAAAGAACTTTTAACAAATAGTCAGTAAACTCTTTGTTTTTCATCACTTTAAAATTTGAATGCGTGATATATCTCATAACCAGTTTTATATTACATCACTGAAAACTTTATGCCTCTCTCTCTCAGCCCCAAATCTTAAGACAATGACGGCATTAGATGAATATCATTCTTAAATGAGTCCGCCTCAATATTAGCGTAATATTTTTTTAGAACGACGGGACTATTACCAAGATATAAAGATAGTTTATCTAAAGGCCCTCCATTTTCGGCCCATATTGAAGCAAACGTAGCTCTAAATATCTTAGAGGTTGCATTGATACCTGTTTTTTTATAGAGCGCTCTAAATGATGATCTAGTGCTATCACTCTTTTTATAAGGCGAAACATATTCTTTTTTATTAGGATATTGGATTAGAAGGGCATATAGTTCAGGGTGCATATAAAACTTACGCCCTCTTTTGTATTTATTTTCAGATTTAATATGTATTGTTTTACTTGGGAAGTTTACATCACTCCACAATAAATTGTTGGCTTCAAAGGGACGCATCCCAGAAAAGAGTAGTAGTTGGATATAAAAGCTTAAGTTTTCATTTGAATGAGCAATCAGAATTTTACATTCGTCCAATGTAAGCCGTTCAATTTCCTTCTCTATATTTTTTAATCGGTCTATTGGTGGAATATTGGATATTATGGACATCCTCACACAATATTTTAGAAAAAGAGAGAGGGTATTTAATGAAAGATTAATTGTTCTATTCTTAATATCAAATTGATCCATGTATCGTTTGAATTCTTCAATAGCTTGATAGTTAACGTTTCTAATATTTATTTTATTAATGACAAAAAATTTGTTTATATAGCGGTCAAGAAAATAGAAATGTAATTTTAGAGTATTTTCTTTTAATGTTCCTTCTCGTATTTTTATTTTCAAATTATTTTTGAATTTGCTTATAGCAACAGAAAAAGATACATTGCTTGAAATATTCAATTGATTGGCATCCATCCATCGTGTAAATTGTAACTGCGCTTCCTTTTTGGTTATATTACCAAGCTTAAGGATACGTACATTACGCCACTTCCCCTTCTTTTTTGAACGTTCATAAATACCATAAACGCCTCTGTCTTGAGTTAAAAAAGCCATATTTAATCATCACCCATTTTACCAAAAGCCAATTTAATACATCACATATTATTGTATAGTTTATAATACCATTTAATGACATAATGATAAATGTTCATTAGACTGATTTAGTATTTTGATGATAATATTAATAATGTTTATTGACTATTTAGGGGCAAATATTAAGGGGATATATTATGTATAAGCTGGAAACAAAGAGACCAACATCTAAGAATAAATTGAGAGATAAAGTTATGACTCGTATTTTAAATATACGTTTCGGTTTTCTCATGAAAGAAGACTTAGCTACTTCAGAAGATTCTCTATCATTGCGATTATCACGTCATATTTCTTAGGGCTAACATCTGCTAATAGGTCACAAATTTTTTGAAACTGTGGTGATAAGCCATCATTTTTAATGGTCTCTTTAAAGGTATCCTTAACAGCATCTAAATGTTCACGCTGATCGGCATCTAAACGATCTAAAAAGGATTGCCGGTAAAACTCGGTCAGATCATGTGAATTTAGGTTAAGTAATCTTCCTAATATTTTCAGAGTGCGGAAATTTGGGGGGTTATTAACGCCATTCTCCAATCGGTTGATAAACGAATTGCCAGACCAACCAAGTTCTTCCGAAAGGTCTTCTTGAGTGAAGCACTCTCTCTTTCTCCAATTCTTCAATAGATCCCCAAATGTGTTATCATCACAATCATATTTTTGCATCGTCATCTCCCTATTTAATTTTTTTAACAATCACAAGCATTCTTATTATCATCTAATTTTTATTATCAATCAATCAATTTTTTAGATCCTTAATAATACGAAGTACCGAGTCATATTTCTCTATAGGAAGATCTGCCAGTTCATCAACAATAGCTATTAATTCAGGATTTAGATCACCAGACTGCATACACTTTTTGCGATATTCTTTAATGGCATCCATCAGTTCCCTATCATCTTCAGATCGTCGTGGTCCGTCTTTCCGATAGACTTCAATAAAAACAATGCTCTCGGATGTTACGTTGCCAAGGTAAGGATTTAATATTGGAGCCAATCCACCTTGAGCTGCCATTTCAAGGACATCCAATACCTCATACTCCGGCACTCGTTTGATGGTAGCAAAGTAATCCAAGATTTTTTTTAATTTAGAATAAACTGGTGCTGATTGATTATTTAACTCTACGCCTGCTATATAGGAGTTACCCCTTAAATTCAAAAATCGTGCAATATCTCGTTGATAAAGCCCCCTATCGGCCCTCATTTTTTTTAATTTCTTTCCGAAATCCATAGCCGTATTCCCATAAATGTATTCACATTTTAATAGATTCATCACAACCTCCTTTACAACCTCCTTTTTGTAACTCATTGAATATATTTCTTTTTCTTAATTTTCGCTGACATTTCTTACAAATCTTAGATTTTTGATTATTGAATAACTTCTGCATCTCTGTAATCAAGGTAACAATTTCACCGTGTCCATTAAGAGAAGCATAGTTTAGCGGTGTTTCTCCGTCATAATCACCTGGATTAGGGTCATCCCCTGAAAATTTTTCGTAGATTGCTTTAACGACGTCTAAATGTCCATTAAGAGACGCATAATGTAGTGGCGTTGCCCCTTCATTATCCAATAAATAAGAGTCCTCACCCCTACATGTTTTGGTCAAAAGACTTTTTACTCGTGGAAGATCTCCTTGCATAGCAGCCAGGTGTAATGGGGTTAAACCATCATTCAGAGCATCTATATTTGTCATTGCATCTATATTTGTCATTTTTTATTCATCTCCTCGTAGTTGATGATCTAATTATAACAGTTACCTTTAATTTAAACAGAGGTCTTTTTGATACAAAAAAAATGGCAAAACAACTAAATTAATTTTTCGTTCTTTTTGTAGACAAATTTAAGATATTTTTCTAGGACATCGGAAGTACCCCAGCCACCTAAACAATTATTCTCTAAGGCATTTTCGAGAAAGTTTAATTGTTCTCTTGTAGGCTTCCCACCATATTTTTTAACCTCCCAAAAAAAAGATTGGCCCTTGCTAGTATAACCCATAATATCAGGTAAACCTTTAACACCATATCTGACAGTCCTATAGCTACCATCTTTATTCTTATATTTAGCTCCACCAGTATTACAACGCCATGCTGTAATACCATTCAGCTTTAACATATATAAACATATCTGTAAATGAGTAGATTCTGGGACTGACCGTTTATATTTGTCAACTCCAGACGTACGATGTTTTACTTTGGATATTGGGTTCGGCATTTGTATAGTTTTCATTATAGAACATTTGGAATTCAAATTCATTGAACTCAAAAGTTTCTTCTTCTTCTAAAAGACACTTTCCGCCTTCAAAATCAACCAACTCTTCCATTTTTAAATGAGTGTTTAGGCTAATTAAATCATACGGCAATCGAAATATATGATTATATTGATCTTGTTTTAAAACTAGAACTGGATCACCGTTTGGATACCTAACAGCATCTTCCATATCAATATTTATATTCCAATTTGGTATTTGATTCGGTCTAGATGACCTCGTTAACCATTTCTGTTGCCAATCTAATAAATTGTCCATATCAAAATCATCCATCACAAGATCTCCCACTATTCGTTAATATTTTAGACCCCTTAAACCACCTGTTCCAATTGTGAATATCTCTATCACCCATTGGCATATTATCTATGTCTATTTTCTCTTGTTCATACCCCCTTTCACTAGCCTCATATGTCTTTCCTGTTTGGGTACTATTATAAAACTTTTTTTCTTTAGATTGTCGCTTTTTATTGATGTATTCTATCAAATTAAAAATACTCAACTTAAATTTTTTATTGTCAATTTTATTTGACTTAAAGTCCTCTAAAAATATCTCTAATTCTTCAAGTTCAATAGCTTCTTTTTTTATAGCATCTACCCAAGTTTTCATTGTGACCCCGGTCATTCTTGACCCTACGTGATTTTTTAATTCTACCAATATTTGGGTTATCGGACAAGTTTGTTGCTCATAAACAGTTTTAATTTGTTGATCAGCCTTATTTTCTCGCTCTTCCCACTTTTGAAAATAATCCATAGCGTTACATTCCTCCTTTATGAATTAGACGTTACAACTAAAATTTGGAGCCTCTCAGACGATTCATCGGATAGGTCCTTAAACGGATCTTTTAAATAATTTTCAAAGCTTGGCCAAAACTGAGCAATTTGTTTTTTCATTTGATTTTCATCAACCAGAACTTCGGGCTCATTATTCCACTTTAATTTTAAGGATTCTAATATTCGATTATGTGTTTTAACAAAACTCTTTTCAAATAAATTAATGATCTCGTAGGATCTCAATTCAATTTTAGACTCAATTTGATTAATAAATTCGATTCTTACACTGGGCCTTTTACCTATTGGCCAGTTTTTAAACATGTTCTTTAGGGTCTCTCTTCGATAAATTCCGATATCGTGTTGGATCGGTCCCGTAAGCTCTTCTGGTGGAATTGTAAACGTCCATAAATATTTTTTTTCTTGACTTTTTTTGAAAGAAGCCTTATCACGCACACACGCAGTGTTTGTTATATTATTTATATTAGTTAAGAGATAGTAACTTAAGAGAGTTACATTAGGAAGGTGTCCCGAAAGGTGTCCCACATTGTCTGTTTTAGGGTGTCCCACATTGTCTGTTTTTTCTATCATTTTATCATCAATTTGAGCCTGGAAATCAGACTGTAAGGGTGTCCCACTTTCTTCAATTTCAGGTGTCCCGAAAGGTGTCCCAACCCCTTCTTTTTTGTCATCAATTTCATAATTCAATATCGTAATGATAGTAGAGTTACCATTTCTATCTATCGAAATTTCATGGTGCTTTACAAGTGTTTTTAAAATTCTATCAACAGTGTTTTTTGGGATATATGTTTTTTTTGATATTTCCCTTAGAGAGGTCAGTATTTGTCCACGCTTAATTAGAATGTCATTACTCTCTTCAGATGTATAGTTTGCGTTAGATCGAAGGTAATAGTAGACGTAAAAATTCCGTGGGTCTCTAGCCCACGGTTTTTCCATTATATGCTTCTCTATCATTATAAATGGTTTCACTTATCTTGCCTCTGATTCATGATCTTATAACTATAAAATGGCCCTATGACTATATACGACACGGCTATTAGTAAGATGATCTGATTATGAGTAGGAATAGACCAAAAAGAGTCCCACATTCCCAATATAAAGTTGTAAATTTGCATTATCTTTCCCTTAAGTTTAATTTTTTTATATTAATACGAATAGCTGCCATCCATTGGTGCAGGAGCCAATTCATTTTCATCTTTGGCAATCTTACAGTTATAGCAAGTTGGCCAAGGCCCCTTAATAGTACCCCCACAAGCACATGTTTTTATTATTGGCTTTTCTTTGAATTCATTCTCTTTAAAATCAAATTCTACCTCCTCAGTAGACTTCTCTTTTAACGTGGTGCTTGTATTGTCCATTGAATCCTGGTCGGTTGTATCATCAATTAGAAATAACCCACCTAAGCTATATTTGCGAGAATAAGAGGAACATGCTCCAGTTAATTGTGCCATGTCCATTCCCTTCTTTTCTAAAGCCTCACGAGCAAATCCAGTGTTCTCTATGGACTCACCAGTTTCAATATCAATGAAAATTGCAGTTGCTTTCAAATAATACCGATCCCCTATTTGAACTATTTCATCAATGATATGGACTGTACAATTATGTGCCAGTAATAACGGCTTTAATTTGGCTTCTATATCCTCAATACTTCGATAGGAATATTTACCAAAATTATTAACGTTGGACTTAGGAACCTTCAATTCATTTTGAATAAGGGTTAACTTCTTATATATGTTTTTCTCTTTTATCATGTTTTATCTCCAATCTGTTCTTTAATTTCGTCATGCGTATAATGAGGTTTGTGGAGCCTCATTGTAGGGCTATCCTTTTCATATTTTGAATACCAATCGTCGTTCTCTTTTAAACGCTCTCTAATTTTGCTCTCCAATAAAAAATTATATTTATTAGATCTAATCAATCTATCTCTAAGGGTTGTAATAGATGGCAATGTTTTTCTGTGTCCCCACCTCATTTCATCATAACCTTCGTCGCACCATAAAGATAAAACATTATCGAGCGTGTCATATTCTCCCATCATAAACTCAAAAGCAACTTTCATGCCTCTTAAAAAATGGTCATGATGCTCTGGCATCTCATACCCTATTTTTTTATATATAGCGTTTTCAAAATCCATAATTTCATCGTAAGACTCTTCGACCACCGTATATTCTTCAATATTTAGGCGTATGGGGTTCCCATATTTATCCTTTTCTTCTTCATGCATGGCAGGCTCCTTCTTCTTCATAAAATCTTTCAAAAGCATCAATAATTTGGTCCTCATGTCCTGCCCACAGAGGTGCTTCCCAATCATATTTTGGCGTTTGTGGAATACCACTATTTTGACACACACGCTTCAATCTGATAGACTTCTTAACTGAATCATGAACTGATTTATTTGACCGAAACGCCTTGTTCGAGCAGGGCGTTTTTTCTTTCTCTTTTTTCATTTTACTTTTCCTTTTTTTAAACTTCGTATGTAATATATATCGAATACATTTTTTAAACTAAACTCTTTTCTTCCCTCCTTTCCCGATTCATTGGTAAGTAAACCTTCTTTCTCGTAATGTTGGATCGTTCTAAATGATGCACTTAATATTTTGGCTGCTTCGTTCTGAGAAATCTTAATCGAATCATGAAATTTAAATATTAGATCCAATTTACTATTAATCTCTTGGAGCTGCTCAACCATCATTTTTTGGGTCAGCATCCTCTCGTAATCATTTGTCATTTATTTCGTCACCTCCATCCTATTAGCACTGAGTATATAAATACGCAAAAAAGCTCCTACAAAATTTTAAAATATGCATTTAATGCTAAAATAGTTTCGCCATCTGGTCGATACTCACACTTCATTGTATTACAAAGTGTAGCATAGGTTCTTTCGTATCCTAGCTTCACTAATTTGAAATAAAGTTGCCGAATAGATACGTTTGACTTTTCCATCTCGCAATAACAGCTCTTGATAAATTCGTCAGTTTTAATCATAATAGAATGATAACTTACCAGTAATAGTGTGTCAAGGTTTATCTTTTTATAGTTTTATACTTTGTTAGATTATTCTTTGATGTCTTGGTAATAACTTCCGTTTTCCTGTTCTACTATGGCAGTATAAACGATAGTCATTTTATGGCGTTTGAGATAGTTATAAAACGCCGCTCTACTAATATCTAATTTTTTACATACGTTAGTTACAGTTTCATGATTATCAAATAAATGCTGTAAATATTCTCTGCTATATTTTTGTTTTTTCATTTTTTAATTTCTTTCCTTTCTTCATTAGTCATTTTGAATACCAAAAACATCTATTTGAGTTCCCCGTCTTTATTTCTTTTGAATACCATTTGCTATATATGTATCTATCTAAATGTGCACCTTCATTCCTATTTATATCTATATCCTCATAGTATTGAGCGGTTTCATTTTTGATTTTTTGCTGATATATTTTGGAGTTTCGTGATTTTATCCAGTTCGCCTCAATTGCCATAACTCGATTATATCTAGTATCTACATGTATCCATATGGGAGTATCATTAACAGACTCACACGATATGGCGATGACAAATTCTGCACCAATATATTTTGTTTCATCGTTGAAAATATAATTTATCTTGTATACCTTTTTAAAAAATTTATCTATAGAGTCATTAGTTGCATTCAGATTCTCTATTTTAGTTACAATTGATTTACAAAGGTTTTTAAGATTTTCTTTATTGTTAGTATCAATTTTTTTTTCAAGATTAATTATTTTTTTTAGTTTTTCAACGTGGTTTTCAAATTGTTTTATTTTTTCCTTCATCGATAGATAAACTAAAGCGGCATCTGATGCACTACCTGTTAATGCGTCCATATAGTCATTATAGAAGTCGGGATGGGGATACATCATTAATCGAGATGGGTTATCCTTCAAGCACGGCCTTGGCGTCTCAAGCTCAACAATATTGGTAATAATATCGAACGGTTTTGTATTACCTATCATCGTGTTTGGATTAGTTTCTATTGGCCAATTTTCCATGAACAATATTCTGTGTACGGCTTCGTCATCCGAATTAGAACACGCATCGTTTAGTTCTAATAAAATTTCTTCATCTACGGGAGAATAAGGAAATATAGGTTTATTAGGTATATTAGAGCTCCTATCGTCCCCGTAATTATCCTCGAATTGAGTTATTACGATATTATCCCCCTCATGGCCGTTGTTAATCTCAACGTAGTAATCAACCGCCCCCGTAACTGACCACAATGTATGCCCATCAATATATTTTATGGGTGAGGCAAGCCCCTCTGATTCTAATTTTTTGAGTAACACCAGCCCACCTTCTATTATTTCTTTGTCATCTATCATTTTTAATCCTCCTTTTTTATGTATCCCCTCCCATACTAAAGATTCTAAATAGACATCTGCCCTATTTTGAGTGTCCAGACCAACAATTCCCCGAAGTCTATTTAAAATTTTTAGTATGGGAGGGGATACCTAAAATTCCAGTCCTCCCTATCCCATATAGCCGTGCATACCTCTTTCATTTCCCCGATACAACGCCATTTCGGGAAGATACTGTTGTAACACAATTCATCTCCCTTATTGTATTCTGTGACAAATACGCCTATTGCACAGCCCTCTGGGGCGGAATTACTTGAGTCATATTTATAATAATCGACTAATTCAGTAAAATGGGTGAGCATATCATCTTGCGTGAACCACTCTATTTTACATAAATTTGTTTTTTCACCACCTACTACATAGTCCGCTGGGAACATCTGCCCATCTTGTTCGCCTCCTTCCCATAGGTACCAAAACGAATATTTTTTTTTGTTTGTGTTCATTTTTCATTTATCTCCTTTTATTTCAAGCGGTGAATTATCACACACAGAATCATCATCCCAGCAAATTTGACAAATACGTTCCCCACCTTCCATACATGCATCTTCCCATTCTGGAAACTGTCCGCCACATGATATACATTGGTATAATTCATTTATATTTAGACCGCATAACTCACCGCAACTTTTATTGTTTTGCTTGCAACCGGTGAATCCATCCCAACCATATCCGTAACCCGATTGTTTATTAGTTATTATAACGTTGCGGTTTGTTAATTTGTCAATGCGGGTCGATTGAAGCGGTTCGATCGTACCATCATCTTTAATCGGGTAATAATATTGTATCGTGTTTTGATATAAAAATCCTCCTTCTTCAAGAACTTGTATATAATATTTTTTATCATTCATTTTTAAATCTCCTTTTCAATTAATATTATTATAAGCTGTACCAGAGTTCACATACGTAGTCGTCTAGCTCCAAATTTCACATATTTAAATCTCCTTTTCAATTCATATCTTTATTTTTCCAATTTTCACATAAGTAGTCGTCTAGCACGTCACCCCTAAAGTGTTTATAGACCGTAGTATAGCCCCAGTAACCCTTAATCTGTTGATCTATCGTGTTAATCCATACTGTTGGCCCGCCGTACGCTACGCATAACTCAGCTCCAATGTAGTTTTTATATCCGTCTACTACGTATCGGGTTTCAAGCACATCGTTGTTAAAAAATTCCTCTATATCTCCATCTCCCTTGAGGTTTTCTATGTCTCTAGCATATTTTGAACACATGTACTCAAGTTCTTCTTTTGAACACATGTATTCAAGTTTTTCTATTATTTCTTCTTCATTAGTCATTTCTTCTTCATTAGTCATTTTTAATCTCCTTAATTTTTTATTTAGCTCCCAAGGTAATATCTAACTTTTCTCACAAACAACTGTAACGATTCGCTTTTGAACTGTAGATACCCATTGATAAGACCGTGTTTATCAATTTGTCCAATACATAATATCCTCTTTTTCATAATTATTCACCTCCTTGTAGTTTATATCCTAATTATACCATAAACTTTACACATGTCAACATTGTTTTTATACGTAGATTCTTATTAAATCTATTTTTATGTTGACATATGACTAACCTTGTTATATTTAGTGAAAAATGATATCATAGGCGTATGAAAGACATCGTAATTTGCGTATGAAAGCCATCGTAATTGAGGTTCCAAAGTTAGCTAAAATGATAGGTTACAGGGGGATAATGATCTTCCCATTTATCCTAATAGCAAATAAAACGTTTAAACGAATATTAAGACACGAGGAAATACATTTTAAACAGGCCTTGGAGTGCGGAGTAATCTTTTTTTATTTAATTTATGTATTTCATTATCTGTTGAATTTGATAATATATAGATCTCACAAGAACGCATATAAGAATATAGTATTTGAACACGAGGCTCTAAGATTTGAACATAGACTAGATTATTTAGAGAAGCATCGGAGGAACTACAATTGGCTGAGAATTTGATAAACGGAATGATATATTTTCTCTTTATTTTTTTTATATTTATGTTTATATGTGCAGTGTTTGTTCATATATTAGCTCAGACACAATTTAACTGGTTCTGTGCCGATGATATTTCAATGGCTAAGCTATGTGAGAGCTATGACGATAGATGGGCCTGAAAAATTAGAAAATTTGGAAGACATTAGTCTTATTGATCATCTACAGGGGCTCCGAGACTATCTTACTTCCAAGTATGTTGTTCCTGTAATAGATGACAAAGACGAAAAGAAAAGGCGGGAGGAATGGATCGATCTTGCCCTAGACGTGTCCCTATCGAATTTGAAGCAGTCCCATAAAATCCAGAAAGAGATGATTAGTTTTATCAACGATGAGAAAAATAGCAGACAAAAGACCAAGCAGTTTATATCGCAGTTAATTAAGGGAATAGCGTTTTTAGTGGGAGTGACAATGACAGTATTAATTACAGTTCTAACAACAAAATATCTATCATGAACTATGAATTTATATTATTTTTATTGTCCAGATTGTTATTGATTCTGTGTGTGTACATTATTGTGAAGTTTATTTTATCTATCTAGATTAATTAAGGAGAAAGACTATGGCCAGGCCAAAAAAGTATACAAATATAGAGGGAGAAGAAGTAAGAAAACTCGCTTCTTATGGGTGCACAAACAGAGAAATAGCAGATTTCTACGGCTGTAGCTCGTCTCTCCTGGAAAAGAGTTATTCTGAATTTTTGAGAAAAGGAAGATCTCAGGTAAAAATTAGACTACGGCGTTTACAATTTCGAGCATGTGAGGAGAAGCTGAGTCCAGCTATGTTAATCTTTTTAGGCAAGCAACTTTTAGGCCAGCGGGATGTTATAGAGACACATATAACTGAGGAAATACCAACTATAGCAGATGTTAAAAAATTATATGCAGAATTGAACTTGAACTAGTATCACGTAGAGCCAAGTATCAACATATACTTTCCAGGTTTATGTTTTATTAATAAGTTAGTTCGGAATCACCTCCTTTGATAAATTTAATTATAACATACTATAATATGCCGACCCTTCGGCAATAGGATTTATAAATGGATCAAAAAAAAATAAGTTATCTTCACAATCAACTAAAAAAATTACAACAAGATAGGATTGATAATAGATTGGACTATATGGAATGGGAGCTATACGCAGAACAAAACCAGATGCGTCTTGCAATACAAGAGCGGTTCAAGACAGGCCACGGGCCAAATGTGTTTGTTATCTTCGGTGGTAATCGCTCCGGCAAGACTGAGCTAGGGGCTGGGGTGATAGCTGAGATCATGAGAGATTACCACGATAAGAGGATATGGGTTGCTACATTATCCGACCTTTCAGTTAAAGTTCAGCAGAAAAAGATATATGACTTATTACGTAAAAAAGATATTGAGTATGGTGAATATAATTTAGTTCGAGGCTGGAAAAACAACACAATTATATCAAAAAATAAGTCTGTGATATATTTTAAAACATTTGAGCAAGGATCTGATGCATATCAGGGCGATACGCTCGACGCAATTTGGCTCGATGAAGAGTGTTCGAACTCGATATATCAAGAATCGATAGTTCGGCTTGCCGACAGAAAAGGGATTGCGATCTTAACATTTACAGCATTAGAGGGATTTACGAGGCTCGTGACAAAATTTTGGAAATCTGATAACCCTAACCATAAGACGTGTGTACTCACCCCGTTTATGAACCCGTTCATTTCAGATGACGCAAAGAAACAATTGCTCGACTCATTAGATGAAGATGAGATTCAATCGAGATGGGAAGGGGAACCTCACATCAAAGAGGGGCGAATTTTCAAAACTTATAACGACGATCATAGAATAGATAGATTTGATTATGTTGAGCTTGTAGTAAAAAATCCAAATAGGTGGAAAATTACTGAAGGAATAGACCCCCACGAAAGAACGCCTCATCACTGGCTTCGATTTTTGTATGACAATGACAATGATATTTTATACGTTGTTGAAGAAATATCTGCCCCAATGGAATCGATGTTAATACGTGATTTTAGTTTGTTAATAAAAAGCTCACGCAAACAAATGAATAAGTTCATTCAAATTGACTGGTGTCAAATAGATACCTCATCTGTAAAGCCCGATGTCATAAACGTTCATCCCGATGAAGATCAAACGAATGTACATACTGTTAGACGGGAGTTCCAAAGAAATGGGATCAATACTATTTTGTGTACGAAGGATAATAACTTAGGACTTGGAGCAATCAAAAGCAGATTAAAAATTGTTAAGACTCAAGACGGTACAATCAAAAAGAAACCCAGTTTATATTTATTTAAAGATCTGAAAGGTCTCAATTTACAAATGAATACGTATGTGTGGGATAGCTACGTTTCAGAGAGTTTAAGCGAACGCAAGGAAATGGTGAATCGACCTAAAAAAAAAGACGATCACTTTATCGATATCCTGAAATACGAATGTATTAAACGTTTAACCAAATACAAAGAAGATAAATATCATTATCAAGAAACAGAGATTTACGAGGGTATTGGCTACTAGATTTTTATGACAAGTTTTGTTATAATTTAAGCACCAAGAAATTTAAGCACCAAGAAGTGACATTACTTGGATTGAGAAGGTAGGACGTTGTTGTGTGTTCTAGAGTAGATGCAACAGACTTTATGTGTCCTACCTTCTCAATCCAAGTTAAACAGTTAAACATTTGAATCTTTTTTGCTGGAGTCACCAATTGGCCTACGATACAACTGATCAGAACGATGAGTTTGATAACGAATTTAATGTAGACACTCAATACGATAGGGAGTGTCTAAACTATTTTTTAGAACTAAAAAAGAAATACGAAGATGATCGTGGTGAATGGGAAGGGAAATGGCGAAACGCTAGAGATTTATATTTCAATAATAATAAAATAGATAAGGTATACGAAGGCCGATCCAATATTCGTGTCCCAATAATAGACTCTAAAGTCAACGGAGTTACATCACGGATCAATCGATCATTATTTAGTTCCTATCCCTTTGGGAGAATAGAGTCACCACAAGACAAGGTCGCTCGTACCCTCGATGAAAAGATAGTCGAGCTTTGGAACAAATTTATATTTGAATATCAAATCAATGAGATTGGGTTTGTTGAGGAATTTAAAAATAACCAAAAAAATAAAATAATACTCGGTACCTCTATTGCAAAGATAACCAATGAATATGAAGTAAAAGAGTTCAGCTATTTTGATGATGAAGAAGAAGAAGAAGTAGTAGTAAAAGACAATACTTACTATAGGCCATTACTATTAGAAGAATTTTACACTGATTTATCTAAAGAACGGCTATACGACTCTCTCGCAAATATTCATTCAACTACCATCAGCATGGAAGATTTAAGAGCAGATGCAAAACGAAAAGAAAAGGTTATTGAATCTGATATTGAGGAATCTAATTGGGAAGATAATGAGATAGGTATATTTGAAGAAACTGAAAAAGAGCGAGTTAGATACGAGGAAAAGGGAACGTATTATAACCTCAACTTAATTGAGTTACAGGGGAACGGTTTAACGACAGAGCAGACTGCGTATCTACAGAACCTAGGGCTGGGCGAAGTGTCTCAGCAAGCATATGAAAAAAAGTTAAAGGACCAGAAGAAGACGGGTATAATCGATATCCTAGAATGTTGGGGTCTGTATGATATTGACGACGACGGTAAACCACAGGAATGCGTTGTCACTATAGCGAATGGGCATGTCATAATCCGCAAAGAAAAGTCGCCTTTCCGACATATTAGATATAACCGTCCTTTCATTGCGGGTAAATATAAACCCATTTCAGGTTGTTTTTACGGGGAGTCAAACGTAATAAAATCATATAACCTAATACAAGAATTAAACGCAGCTAGAGCCCAAATGGTTGATGCAAAGACTCGGTCTATTAGTCCTATGTGGTATCAGAATACAGATATGAATATCCAGTGGGATAAGACGTGGCGACCGAATGGGTTAGTAAAGGGACAAGGTCAAGGTGGATTGGCTCCAATATTAAATCCTTACCTTGGCAACGTAACATCCGAGAGCATTGTTTTTATTGAAAGGGATCTCGATAAGTTATGGTCACAATCACCTGTCCAAGAAGGTTCGACCGATTCACGATTAGTTCCTAAAACTGCTAGTGGTACTGCAATGGTCATCCAACAAAATGATATTCCCCTCAATGAGATTATTGTCTCGACAATAGAACGAGAGATCAAGCCTTTCCTAGAAATGATATTTGAAAGGAACCTCCAATTCAAAACAGAAGAAGATCTATTAAAAGTCTGGAATATGGAGGAATTACAAAACAAAGGCTTAGTAGAAGAACAGCAAAACCCTGAGACAGGCCAGATTGAGCTTGTACCAACCTTTTCCATGAAGGACATGGTCTTTAGACCTATCATTAGTGTATTAGGAACTGTAGAGCTAAATAATGAGCAAGCACACCAAGTAGGATATCGATCATTGTTTGAATTGTCACAGGTATTACCACCATTAGCGAAACGCATAGATTATCGAGAGCTAACTGAAAGGTTCTTAAGATCGTTTGGGATAAAGGAGGATAGCGAAGGTCTATTCTATTCAGAGGCTGAGGTTCAGGAAGCAGAACAAGAAATGCAGCAACAGCAACAGCAACAAGAGAGCAGACGATTACAAGAAGAAGATCAAATGCGAATGATGATCACTCAGTTAGATGAAAATAAAAAAGATGCAGATATGCAACGGGAGATTACCAAGGCAGCAGAAAAATACGAAGCGAAAGCAGATTCCGATATTGAAATTATAAAACAAAAAGCGATTCTTGAGAGGGCCTATGGAGTCAATATCTAAGGAGTTATTAATTAATGAGTTAAAAGAACAAAGTGAAATCCAGTTTAATGCAGTTAAAAATTGTCTTGCCAAGGACTGCGTGGACTTAAATAAAATGTTAGTGGAAACATCCAAGTTACAAGCGATTCAGAGATTAGAAACTTATTTTGCAAATAAAAAATATGAGAAGAAAAAAAGGAGTTAGAGTATGGGAATAGAAAAAATAAAAGAAAAATTTAATGAAGACGTAGAAGAAAATCCAAAGAAGAAAACAAAAAAAAGTAAAGCTAAAAAGGCAGATATACCTAAATATGATGAGTCTCTCTACGATACAGACGAATACAATAATAATCCCTCAAAAAAATTCAAGAGATCAGCAGCTAAATTTTTTGATACAACAATAGATAGATTGGGGGATATAGCCAATTTATTAAACGGCCGAAAAATAGACGGATTTATCGTTAACGAATTAGTGGGTCGATTGGGGTTTTTCAATTTAAAGAGGATGAACCGACAAAAATTAGCTGACCTAAAGAATCATCGGGATGGATCTCAGTCTGCCTCGATTTTATCTGTGGATATGGCGACAGAGAAACTAAAAACTATTATCCATGATAAGAACCCACAAAAAGCCTATACAGATTATATCGAAGGCTACACCAAAACTGTCAATAAAGAAATTAGTGATGAAGCATCGGAAGGTGCGTAAGGAGAAATAAATGACTGAACAAGAAAAAAATGAGGACATCAATTTCGATTCAATGGACGAGGAGCAGCTAGAGAAATTTATAAACTCTGGTGGCGAAACCTCTGACCCTGAATCTGATGAAACCTCTGAGAAGGAAGAGACAGAAAAAGTTAGTGAAGAAAAAAAAGAAGAAGAAGTTAATGACGAATCTGATGATTCTGAGGAACCTGAAAAGGAAAACCAAGAAGAGGAGACAGAGGAAAGTAATAGCGAATCTGCTTTTTATAAAGGCAAAAATCGTGAGGATCTTATCGAGATGATCGATGAGCAAAACCGACATATCTCTCGCCAAGGGAACGAAATAGGAAGCTTGAGAAAGATACAAGATCAAGTTAATGATCTTGAATCTGAAGTAAGAGCTAAACCTAAAAAGGAAGAAGACGATCTTTTATCTTCCTACGATTCTCAGGATATCCAGGCAATAGAACTGATCTTGGATAAGAGAGAAAAAAAACGATTAGCCGAAGCACAAGAGTGGATTTCCTATAACAAAAAACAGAACGAAATTGATTATCAAGAATTGCAAAATAATACAGAATTATTTGAGAAGGTGTCACCTCTTTTAGATGAAAAATTTGAAAGTTCAGGGAAGACTCAAGAGGAACGAATAAGAAATACGTTAGAGACAGATCCAGGATGGTTAAAGAAAACTATCTTTGAAGTTGTTTCAAATAATTTTTCTGTTCCCGATCCTAAAGTTAAGTCTGGTAATGACGAGAATGTAAAACGTAAAAAATCGAAGGCTAATTCTATTAATAATACGAAGTCTGCGAACATTAATACGAGAAAATTTAAATCAGAACCCGACGATCCCAACGAGTATATCGAATATCTGAAGGAGAGAGGAATTACCATCTCAGCTTAATTCTCAATCAAGGAGAATAAAATGGCTGACCAACAATCAGATCAGGCCGCACTGAGTAATGCGGTAAAAACTTTTTACAGTAAAATGATCCTGAAGGATTTTGAGGCGAATACGGTATTCTATGCAGAATGTCCGGTCAAGGAAACTATTCCGCTCCACATTTCTGATACGATCCAATTTACACGCTACAGAAAAGTAGACGCATTATATAAAGATAATACTGACGAGTTTACGGCCCAACAACTCTATTTGAGTTCAGAAGTAATCAACGTCACTTTGAAAGAGAGAGATGGATATATCCAACTTTCTCGTAAATTGAGTTTAATCGGTATCTCAAGTCCATTAACTCAAGCTTCAAACAAAATAAAAACTGCGGCACAAAGGTCATTAGACAAACTTGTCCGAAACGGAATTGGAATGTGCGTCGCTGACGTTGCATCAGCAACCTCTGTAAATATGGACAATCTGGCTATTGATGGTGGTACACTTTCAAGTACAGGTGGAACAGCAAGATTATGGTCACATGATGCAAGTGTTTCTGGTGACAGGTTCCCAATGTACGCAAACAAAACTCGTGTTGCTCAATCAGCATTAGTCGAGTCAATTGGTTCTTCTTCTCTTACAGTAAAATCTATCATGGACGGTGTAACTACTCTTGCAGAGAAAAACGTTGATCCAATGGGAGATGGCTACTATCGTTTAATCGTTCATCCTCGTGCAATGTACCAAGTCAAAACATCCACAGCTTACAAAGGTTGGACAGCACCAACGAATGACAAAGAGATGCGTGCTAACCCAGCAGATGATGGATTTATTGGTCAAACCAAAATTATGTCTTCTACATTAGCTTATAATTATCCTCTATCAGGGAACACACTAAAAGATTCTTCTGGATCACTTTTCTGTTCTTTGTTATTTGGAGATGAAGCTTATGGGTGTGCAAATATCTCGGGGCATGGAGGTGCCAAGGGCTTTGAATTTTTCTTGAAAGAATCAGGAAATCAGTCTACAAATGACCCCACTTCCCAGAAGAAACAGGCAGCCTTCAGTATCTATGCAGCATCAAAAGTGTTGAATAAATCTGCTGGCCTTTGGATCTTGTCAACAGAAATTTAATGAGTTAGTTTTTATTTGCCAAACTATAATGTTTGGTGTACATGAGTTTAGGGGCCTTCGGGCCCCTTACTTGTTATTAAATTGATATTACTATAAAATTGTATTACATGAGTAAGTGAGATGATTTAAGTGAGTTTTATTGTCTCTTTATCTTTCCCCCCAAAAAAGCCTCTGTATGATACCAAAATTGTATGGAGGTTTTTTTTACGTCTTTGGGGTTAATATCATATTACTTAGGAGTTGCCGTATAAAGTAGCTTCCTTCCCAGTATAATCTTCCCAGCGTTTAACTATCACATCACAGTAATGTGGGTCTAGTTCCATCATATAGCAATTTCTGTTTGTTTTTTCACAAGCTATTAGTGTTGAACCAGAGCCACCAAATAAATCTAAAATTATACCACCTTTAAATTTACTCATAGCAAATTCTATTAATTCTATTGGTTTTTGTGTTGGGTGCAATTTAGGTGTTTCTTTATTAAATTCCCATACATCAGTATCTCTTTTACCTAAAATCTCAACTTTACCTTGATTGGCAAAAATTATTAATTCGTGTTGTCCAGCAAAAGAACCTTTTAAATCACCCATTGACCAATTATTTTTTTTCCAGACTATTAAGTTTTTATAAAAAAAATGTTTTGAAACATATTCAATCCATTTACTTATTGTTTGAAATGAACCACAGACATAAATTGTTGAATTTTCTAACATAAATTTTTTACACGCTGGTAAAAAATCAAGAATTTTATCATCATTCAATATTTCTTTATGTTTTGATTGAGAACATCTATTACTTAAATATTTATATCCATAAGGGGGGTCAGTAAAAACCATATCAGCCTTCTGCCCATCCATCAATCGTTCAACATCTTCCTTCTTTGTAGCATCCCCGCATAGGACTCGATGCTCACCAAGTAGCCATAAATCACCCTGTTTTGTAATAGGGTCTTCAGGTGCCTCGGGTACATCGTCTTCGTCCGTTAATCCTTCAACTGTATCGAGTTCTTTGAATTGCAGGTCATCATCATCAAAACCCCAATCCATAAGGTCGGTTTCGTCAAATATATTAGCCAGTAGATCCCAATCCCATTCACCACTATTTTTATTCAACCTTATATTTAACTCTTTCTCTTGTTTAATGTCACCTATATCCACATAATGAACAGGTATATTTTTCATCCCCATAGCCTTCGCCACTCTCACCCTTTGGTGACCCCCTATAATTATGTTTTTTCTATCTTTGTTTTCATTTACAACTATGTTCTCAACAAATCCATACTTTGTGAGGCTATTTTTTATGTCTTGAAACTGCTTTTTAGTGAGTTTACGAGGATTATATTCCGAATCATTCAAGCACCCAATATCTACGCTCACAACACTCATTTTATTTTTCATATTTATAGTTATCCTTTCTTCTACCAAAAACATTGTGATTAATTAAGTATACATCAAAATATAACAAACGTTGTTATATTTTTAGTGTGATGCTAGAATAAAATAACTTGGGCAAGTACAAATAAAAGTTAAGAGGGAAGATGTACGAGTCCAAATTAGAAGTAACAGAAATAGATATATCACCGATAAAGCCAAGGAAAGGGCTTGTCGGATTTGCGACGATCACAATCGCAGAGAAGATAAACGGTGAATCCATCCCAACGTTTTATTTTTCTGGAATAGGTATATACAAGTTCTTGAAGAAGGAGGGTTTCTATATAAGATACCCAAAAAAAGAGCTGTCAAATAATAAGACGTTAGATGTATATCATCCAATAAATAAGTTTATGGGTGATTATATTCAAAAAAAAATAGTGGAGGAGGCCACACCCATTTTAAAAAAAGCTAGTGAATAAAGGAAAGGATTAATAAATGAAAATCTCGTGTGTAATTCCCTATTATAAAAATAAAGAGACAATAGTAAACTGTGTAGAGTCTATTAGGGATCAGGACTATGACAACTGGGAAATTGCGATAGTCTTAGACGGTCACACTAAAGATGATTGGTCATTCCTCACCGATCATTTTATGGAAAATAAAGAGAATAAAATTAAATTGCACTGCCTGGATATAAACGCAGGTGCTCCCTCTGCACGTAATTTTGGGGCAAAAAAAACAGATGGCGAAATCTTGTTTTTTATTGATTCAGACTGTCAGTTATATCCAGGCACCTTTTCTATTTGCATCGAAAAATTTGAAGAGGATCCAGCATTGTCTTTTGTGTATGGCAACTATAGATACGACAAGAAAGATAATTTCACCTCAAAACCATTCAATGCTCAAGATCTTGAAACATTTAATTATGTGAATACAATGAGCCCTGTTAAGAGAAGTGTATTTAACAAAGTTGATGGCTTTCGAGAAGGAATGAAGTTCTTCCAAGACTGGGATCTATTTTATCGAATATCTAAAAAATTATATTATGGGGTATGGATAAATGAATTTTTCTTTAGCACGGCTCACCCAAAAGAAAATAATATTTCTGGTAGTCAAGGTAAAACACTCGCCGAAAAGGCAACTGAATTTTATAAAATAAATAATATAAAACCTAAGAGATTAGTGGTCACAACTTTCTCTGCCCCACTCCAAGCAAAGCATCGTGCAGAGATTTTAGGTGCTGATTATTGTGGACCAGAACCAGACTCGCCAAAACATATAAGATACCCAATAAACCTAGATCTAGATCAGTGGAAGGCAACGTTTATGGTAGGACTATTTAATGCCCCTCAGCAAGCATTAAATAATCATTTTGCAGTGATGAAAGGAAAAAAATTAGTACAGTTTATTGGGACGGACGTATGGCAATTACGAAACTGTCATTCATTTGAAGATCTAAAGTGTATACAAGAAGCTCTGAGATCTGAAGATATAATATGTTTTGTAAATTCGCAAAGGATGCATGAAGAGTTAAATGAAATCAATATTGAATCGTACCTTGTTTATCCGCCCATCTACAAATTAAATAAGTTTAAGGTGACCAAAAGGTTCCCTAAAAAATACACAGTAGCTGTCTATTTCTCTGACACTCCTAATATGAACGAGCTAGAAGGAAAAGGTAATATGTCCAATATCCCCATTATTATCGATGTAGCAAGTGCTATGCCCGATATCGATTTCAAATTCTTTGGCGATGTAGGTAGAGTTTGGAAAGATGAAAATGGCTGTGTAATTAAAAAGAAAAAGAATGTGGAGTTTTGTGGTAAGATCCCCTTTGATAAAATGAATGAGTTTATAAATTCATGTAGCTGTATTATTAGGAGTACTCAACATGATGGTTTTCCACAACTGCCAATTCAGTTCATGTTAGCGGGTAGAGATAGTATTGTGTCTGTTCCAGATACCCAATTTATAGCCAATATAAAACTTTCATTTGAAGAACCAACTGATTACATGGCCCATAAAAATGAAATTATTAATGCCATATACGAACTAGCGTCAAAGACAAGACCGACATTAGAGCAAACGAAAATAACAGCCGAGGTAAAAAAAGAATATTATCGTGATCTGTGTTGTGAAAAAAGATTCAAAGAGGAGATTCTAGGATGTCTTTAAAACTAAGTTTCTGTTTACCAGTCTATAACGGCCAATATTTAATAGCACAATGTATCGAATCATTAATCAATCAAAAAGTGAAAGGTGAAATAATAGTCTATCACGACGGGTCAACTGATAACACAAAACGAATTTTAGATTTTTATAAAAACGACATTAACGTAATTCATATGAAGGAGAGAAAAGGTCATGCAAAAGGACGCAACCTATTAGTACAGGAAGCGAGTGGTGATATAATCGTTATTTGTGATAATGACATCTATGATGAAAATAGATCCCAGGCAATTACAGAGTTTTTTGATGAAGAGGAGAAGGATGTTTTTTATAGTGCTCTTACCTGCTGTAGCTCAAAAAATCCTTCAGAAATATGGAGACAAGAGGCCTATGAGTGGGATTTTAATAGCAAATGTAACATCTCCTATCCCACAGTTGCATATCGCCGTGACTTAGCACTAAGATGCCCACATAGAGAAGATAGTATGGAAACAGATTTATACGAATTTGTTCTTTTAGAAATGAATCAGGAAGGTGCAAAGTTTGGTGGGTGCCAGAATCCATTAATGCTTAAATATGAAGGGGACTCGCTACGCAATAAAAAGGTTGCTTGGGAATTGAAACAGAAAATTTATAAAGAGGAATATGGTATTGAGATACAGATCTAAATATGATGCACAGCAAGATCACAGAGACAATTATAGATCTGATGCGATTAGTAAAGGAAAAGGAACTCCATCTATTAGAGACCATTATAGGTGCATGTGGGTTTATGAGAATACCCCAGCCGATTCGGTGGTCCTTGATATTGGGTGCAACACTGGTTTATTTTCGCTACCATTACAAGAAAAAAAGAATTGTTATGTGAGGGGAATCGATATAGTGCCCGAACTGGTGGAGATAGCAAAGTCAAAAGGGGTTCGAGCAGAAGTAGGAGAAGCTGAAAATTTATCACAATTTGAAGATAATAAGTTTAACGTTGTTTTGATGTGTGAGGTACTAGAACATTTATATAATCCTTACCATGCAATATCAGAGGCTTGGCGAGTTCTAAGCAAGGGGGGTGTGCTCATTATAACGATACCCCATCCCAAATCAGTTATATGTCAAACACTTGGAGATTTTCATCATCAGAATTTTTCTGTTGAACAAATTTATTCTCTTATGTATAGTCGATTCAAGGAAGGGAATGTTCTATATACAGAAATTCCGTTTACGGAAAGTTATTGTTTAGAGGTGGGTATTGATAAGAGTGACCCACAATATCTAGGATTGGAGTGTATTAAATGAAAATTTTGTATATACCAAGTTTAAATAATGGTGTTATTTATTGGAGGATCGAGAATTACGCTACAAATTTGTTGAAAATAGATGATACAAGAGTCTACGTTGATTACTTTTTTGACCCCAAAGATGGCATTGCGTGGGAAGCTTTTGATACAGATACCAGAGAAGGAATGATGATTGAATCTAAGTTAGACGCTGCTTTTGAATACTTTGACGTCATTATTTTCCAGAAAATCCAACATAAACCAGGACTTAAATTAATGATGAGGTTAAAAGAAAAGTATCCAAAAACAAAAATATACTGTGAAGTTGATGACCATATAGGAGATATCACCCCGTCAAATATCAATGCCGATAAGTTTAAGGACCATCATACGATGGCTGCCCATCATTGCCAGATAAGTGACGGAATCATTACATCAACCTCATATCTAGCAGAATTTTGTAAGGTTTTTAATGAAAATGTTTTTGTAGCCCCCAATTGTATTGATCCTACGACATGGTCAATTGAGGAAAAGAAAAACCCTAAAAACGATAAATTTACTTATGGTTATGTTTCGGGTGGTGGTCATGACGAAGATTTGAAAATACTCCAGAACGGTCTCAATAACTTTCAAAGAGATTGTGTCATTAAGATTAGATATGGTGGTTTTCGACCTGACTTTCTGATCGATAGGAGAATTGACTTTAAGACTGTTGCATGGAATATCGAAGAATATCCACAGAAACTGTACGATATGAACATTGATTGTGCACTCGCTCCATTAAGAGATACCGAATTTAATCGATGTAAATCGAATTTGAAGTGGATTGAATGGTCCTCTCTTGGCATCCCCTTAATAGCATCGAACGTTGAACCGTATAAGAATACGAACGGTCCTATAATCTTAAGGAATAATAGATCATTTGATTTGGTCATAAGGGAAAATAAGATAGATTTTAAAGAATTGAAAACAGCAAATAAAGAAAACTATTCAATTGTCAAAAATTGTAAAAAATTACTTTTGTGGTTAAAAGAACATCAAAAGTAGTTTTATTTTATAACAAGCTTTGTTATAATTACTGTAGAGTGACTAGAAGCCCCTTTTGAGGACAGTCTTTATATGAACAAGACAAAAAGGAGCTCATCAATATGGTCATGTACGATACGTCAACAAAACCAAATAAAGTGGAACCCTCAATCCGCTTCATTGCAATTACGCCTAGTGATACTTTAGATTTACCACAACCTATAAGATCTCTTTATATTGGTAGTGCTGGTAATATAGCAGTAGAAGACGTTGACGGTAATGTAGTTACATTTGCAGGGTTAGTAGATTCCAGTATTCTTCCAATTAAACCTATAAAAGTGATGGCAACTGATACAACAGCAGCCGATATTGTAGGATTAATCTGATGCAACTTGGGTGTTCGGTTGCTCTAACTGCAAGATACCTGATTAAGCACGCAGGAAGACCACCAAAAGTAGCTGCTGAGTTGAATTTTAGTGTGGCATATAATTCGCAGTTATTAGTTACGATCATATAAAAAAGGAGTAAAGAAGAATGGCAAATATCGAAATCATTGATGGTAATTCCCAATCGAAATATGTAAAGGCCACAGGTGCTGGTTCAAGTGGGGATCCATTTATAACTCAACAGCTCGAAACAAATTCGGCTACCATCCAAACAAATACAGGAACAACATCTACTAACACGACTACGATAGTTACTAGTAATGCGGCTATTCAAACTGCAGTTGAAGGTACATTAAAAGCCGATCAAAAATTCGAAATAGTTAGAAAACAAATTAATGTTACAAGAGCAGGTGCATCAGCAGTTTCAGTTGCTGTTAACGGCATCATAGAAGCTAGTGGTAACTTTTTCCATGAATTAACCACCGTTGCATCTTCTAATGGAGATGCCGTTATTTTAAAAAATATTCGGATTGGGACAAGTGGTGGTGCTGAATCATCGATCGGAAATTTAAATATCTTTGTTATGAACTCTGTACCATCATCAGCACAAACTGAAGGAAGTGACATACTACTAACAGGTGCTGAAACAGAATATATGGAATCGAAAGTGGCTGTCTGGAACAAGACTACCTCAACGTCTGCATCAGTTCATCTAAGTGACGATAGCTCTGATTATTTGATTCACACAGCCGCAGCAGATACTTCTCTCTATTTATGTATACAATCTGCTAGTGCATGGAGTGTTACAGGATCAGAGGACTTTAAAATAACGTGTGATTTTTATCGAGTAGAATAATATGAAGAAGCTTAAAAAGTATAAGCACTTTCAGTTATTTGGCGATTGTTGTTGGGGACTACAAAAAATGGTAGCCCAATATGAAGGACCAGCGTTGAGAGTACGGAGGGGTATCGACAATGTTGAACAAGACATTTATTTCACTGGCAAGAAGCCAGGGTGCTGGATAGATGAGAAGGAGCTATTAGACTTTGTTGGTCACAATTCTGACGGATTTGTAACTAAGATGTACGATCAACAGGACAATCGCAGGAACTGGTTAAGTGTATTTGTAGATGGATCTGTTGATTCATCACACAAAACGGATATTTACCAGAGTACGGCGAGCAGGCAGCCTCTTATTGTCAACGATGAAGGGGCTGGTGTGCCAGGGAGTATTTTTAGAAACTTATACGGAGAACCGTGTATCAAGGGAGATACATCGAGAACGGTGGTGCGAATGACTTTTGTGCGTAAATTTGAGGAAATGAGCGGGATTTTAATGGGCGGTAGGTTTCAGCGTACTGACCAACCATCTTCTGACTCGTATATCATTAGCGCAAATTTTACATCATCAAAAAACCAAGTAATTGATGAAGAAGACGCAAGCGAAATAAAAGGCGGTGCTTTTGGTAGGCCAGCAGTCATGCAGGGTACTGATTCAAACTACTATTATTGTATTAAAGATGGGTCTCCTTACGCCAACAGGAGGCCTATAACTGGAGTTGATTATACAATATATTGGGCATCTAACCCCGTGGGAAATTCATTTGATAATTTGTTAGATTACGATACGGCCCCTTCAATTTATAACTACAGTTGTAACCCATCCGTTACTTTTTTTGAGGATGGGGTTGAACATACGTATACAGTGGGGACGTTTGAAGAAATAACGAGAGATAGGAACTTGGCGTTAGATTATGTGAGGGGAGTAGACTACGATAAAAAAATCAAATCAAACACAAACCAAAAAGTCCCTCTATATTCATGGGCGCTTGACTACACCACTAATCTGGTAGACGAGGCCGCTACACCCTATAATACAACCGCACATGGTTATTTTGCTTCAAAAGTAGACCTTTATAATAATTTTTATATGAGTAGAGAGGAGTATAATGGGGCTTTTTGTATTGGTATTTTTGACAATTTAAATGCGGTTTTGAGATCTAGAGAGGTATAGCGCATGAAATATTTGGTTTTTAATAGTTTAGAAGAAGAAAGAGAAGTCAATAATCGTATTGCTCATGAGCAAGGTTCTAATGGAGATCCTTCCCATTCAAGATTAAATCCGACTGGAAAAGTGACTCAATATTGGTTTAGCTGTTTGAAAAAGGGGGATTCCGAAGACTATGCATTAACTATCCCAGAACAGTTAGAATATGTTTTAAGTGAAACCGAGCAAGGATCTCTTTTAACGCAAGAAGAATTCGATGATCTTAATTGGTCAAGTATACATGAGTGGGAGGAACCATAGTGGGATCAACATTAGAAGTATTGAGAGGATACGTTGAGAGACAGTTAGATATTACTACAACAGCCGATACAGTACCCTCAAATACCAATATTAATGATTTTATTAATACTGTTACCCGTGAGGTTGGTAGGAGGATCAAGCCTGTAGAGTTACAAAATTCCACACCCTTAGACCATTCCATTACAAGTGGCACCAATAAAGTCACACTTAACACGACATTATTATACCCGCAGATAGTCTATTATTTTAATTCTCAAGGGAAAGGAAGACAGTTGGTTGAGCGAGATCTGCAGCAGATGATCGTTATTGAAGGTGCTAATAATTTTTTTGATTCATCGAATACAGGAGATCCATCATATTTCGCTTATCGTGGTAGAGAAATAGTAACCAATAAATATTTTAATCGTACAGATGCAACTGGAATAAGAATTTTTGGTATAACAAAACCGACAGTTCTGTCGTCTGATAGCGATGAAACCGATCTTTCTGACGATTATGATATGCTCGTTATTTTCAAAGTTACCGCTCTTTGCTATCAGATTATCGATGATACCGAGAACCAAACAAAATATGAGATGTTGGCTACACGAGAAGAAAATGAACTTAATATAGACCTTGATTACAGAGATGCAGAAGTTATTCAATTAGATCCCGTAACATTTAGTTCGAGTTATAAAGATTATCGTGACCCATCAACATTTTTTGGTGGGGGATAGAGATAGAATATGCCCTTTCAAACTGTTTCAATGGATAGATTCTTGGGTCTGGACAATTCGGCAGATGAATTGGACCTCTTACCAGGACAATTAAGGCGTTGCGAAAATTATGTCTTTATGGCGAATGGTGGGCTAAAGGAAAGAGCTGGAGGCTCTAAACACTCAGATCCTCCTGTTGCTGGCGCAATTTATGGTCTTTCTTCTTTTACTAATTCATCAGGTACATCTTATCTGATCTGTGCTCAGGGGACCGATCTATACTATTATGATAGCGAGACATGGAACGCATTTGGTCTCACATTAACGGCAAGTCAGACTGTGCGATTTGAAGCAGCTGGTTTTGGTGCTACGCCAGCACTGTATGCATGTAATGGTGAAGAATCGATCATTAAAATAGATATGGGGGCATCACCACAAGCAGCTCTTTTGACTACAGGTGCGCCAGATAATGCACCTGAGACAGTACAATTTTTAAAATTACACAAAAATAGATTATTTGGTTCTGATGGTGCTGACACTATCTATTTTACAGATACATTAGACTTCGATACCTGGAATAAAGGCACCAATAATTTCCAAGTTGATCCTGGTATCAACGGAAATATCCAGGCAATGGAAGTATGGGGAGATTCTTTATTCATTTTCAAAGAAGAAGCAGTATATGTACTTGTTAATGCAGATGCGAGTCTTTCCGATTTCAAAGTTCTGAAAACAGATGCAAATGTAGGTACACAGAGCCCAGACTCTGTTAAAACTACTAAAATGGGGATCTTCTATTTTTCTATTGACGGTTACGTTCGTAAAATTTCACCTGCAATCAGCTTTTCATCAAATGAATTTACCTTAGGTGGCTCTGGTTCCCCGATCGTCAATTATTCACTTCGATATAGCATTGAGTTACACCAAGATGAAACTGATTTTGTAAATGTAAATGCATTTGTTTATAACAATCTATATATTTTATCGTTTAAAACCAATGAAAACATACAAGCTTATACGGACCGTACTTATTTTGCAGATACAACAAAAGCAATTCCCTTCGAGTCTGAACAAACATTACAGCCAATGTGGGGCCAATTTACGGGTTATGATTATAGATTCTTCAATATCTTAGATAATGTTGTTTATGGCGCAAAAGGACTATCAGGAGAAGTACACACTATCCTGGAAAAGGATGTTACAAATGATGATGGAGCCGCAATTAAATCAGTCGCAAAAATTGCGTGGTTACCTGTCGGCGGTTCATCGATTTATAAAAGATTTAATAAAGTCATTGTTAAAATGGACGGTCAAACGTACCCACTAACAGTCTATTTACAATCATATAGAACAGGGAAAGGAGGCACTCCCCCTATAGACGCTGGTATAAGGAAAGAAATGGAATCGTCAAGTCCAGCCTATGTCGGTTCTGCAACTGTCGGGGAATTTCCTCTTATTTATGTTGGAGTAATGACAGAGGAATTTACCACAAATTTAAATGGTAATTATATACAAATCCAATTTGAAAATGAGAATATAGATGAACCTACCCAGGTATATGGTTTTGACCTGGTTTTTAGAAGTATTAGAGTGAAATAGAAGGAGACACCATGCAGAGTTATAGTCCACAACAATTTGATGATTTAAGAGAAGATGTCGCACGTAGTGCCTTTACAGCCGCTATTCAACCAACAAGAGAACCTTTTAGAAGAGAGGTTCAAGCTAATATCCAAGACCTCTCACGACGTGGGCTAGCGTTTGGTGGTGTTGGTAATGAACAGATGAGAGACGTCTTTAATAGACAAGCATCAATTGAATCTGATGTCGCTGGACGCTTGGGGAGCCAATTAGGACGTGGCGCATTATCACAGTCTATGTCAAGAAGAGAATCTGAATTAGGACGTGAATTTTCTGGAAACGAAGCAGCTAGACAACGTGGCTTTTCTGCAGAGCAAGCTGGATTAGGGCGAGCTTTTGAATCAGGTGAATCTGAACTTGGGAGAGAATACTTGCGTGGCATTGAAGATCAGCAACGTCAATATTCTCGCCAAGAAGAAGATCTGATTCGTCAAGAAGAGTTAGATAATCGTCGATTATCAGACTTTCGAGCTGGATTATCGAGTAGTTTAGATCGTGGTACATTATCACGAATCTTAGGTGGAGGCTCAGCAACGTCAATATTCTCGCCAAGAAGAAGATATGGGGAAGTTAGAACTCAGTATGAGACAGATCTTGCAAATAGGGCCTATTCAATGGGTATATCACCTGAAGAGTTGCGCAAAACGGACACGGTATTAGGGAGATCTCAAGCTGCCTTAATGATGGATCAGCCTGGCCAATATGTCATGACTCCTGGCCAAATGAACATGTTCCAACGACGTTTGGCACAAATAAGTAGTGGTCAAGAACCTGCCCAAGACTTGGGTAGTGCTCTAGGTATGGAACCACGTGGTTCAATGCCGATAAACCCAAGTGAGGCTTATACAGCAGCGGGAACCCCACGACCAACAGCTAGAATTGCTTTTTGAATTTAAGGAGGAGATAAATATATGCAACAAAATCAATATAATCAACTAAAAAATCAAATTTCTAGCCAAGCAAGAGATCTTGCATATACGCCACTTAGAGAAAGTTTTGAGTCTACCCTTGGCACCATGAGTCAAGATTTGGGGCGTAGAGGGATGGAATTAGATCAAAATCAATTGAGAGACCGTCAGCTAGAAAGAGAGGGAAATATCCAAAATAGGATATCTGCTGATCTTGGCATGGACTTACTATCACAAGCCTTTGCAGCAAATGAGGCTGCGAGAAGACGACAATTTTCTGGTGAACAATCACAGTTAGGTCGAGAATTTAGTGGAGAACAAGCTGGATTGGAAAGGGCATTTGCTGGCCAAGAAGCTGGATTAGGACGTGAATTTTCTAGAGGACAGATAGGTAGGAGATTACAAGATATTCAAGGTCAACAAGAAAGAAGTCGTCAACAACGAGAAGATATAAATAGATTAGGTCTCTTTAGAGAAGGGGCAATAAGCCAGCTTGATGCGGGAAGTAGAAACCGTATGCTTGGCGGAGCAGATCTTAATACAGCCGCTTATGCAGATCGATTAAGAAGAGCACAAGAAATGGGGATTAGTCCTCAAATGTTGCGACAAGCTGATGCTTCTGTCTCAGGAGAACAGGCACGTCAAATAAGACAAACACCCGAAGAATTTGTGATGAACCCCTATAGAGAACAGATGTTACAAGAATATATGGGCCAAATTGGGGCCGGTCAGGAAGTGGCAAGACCTACATTTAGTAGTCCCTCTCAACAACAACAAAACTCATATAATCAACTGAACACATATGTTGGTAATAGGTGGCCTCAGCTAGATGATGATAGGAGTGGTCAAGTAGCTATGATTCTTAATCAGGAAGGAGCTATGAATTGGTCCACACAAGACAGAAATAGACGTGCCCAACAAATTGTAACTAATTTAGTCGGATAGATAGAATAGTAAGGAGAATTAAAATGAGAGGAAGACCCAGTATATCAGAACAATTTGGAATACAAGATATTATGTCTCTGAGACAACAACAATCAGAACAATTAGGGGATGCCTATCGACAAAAATATTATAGAGAAGAACAAGAAAGGAAACGGCGTGCTGCTGAACGGGCTGCTAAAAGGCAAAAGAAACAAGGCCTTTTAGGTGCACTTCTTGGTGGTGTAGCAGGAGTAGCTCTTGGTCCCTTAGCAGGATTAACAGGTGTTATGGGAGGTTTAACAGGGGCTAGTATGGGTGCAAAAGCAGCGACAGGAGATACTCTTGGTGCTGCTATTACAGGGATGGAAGGCTATGCTCAGGGCCAACAAATGAAACAAGCACAGCAGCACCGACAACAACAGCAAAAACAACAGGAATTTGAAAATCGGATCAAAGCATCTAAAGCATATTATGAAACGGGACAACAATATCCAGGTTATGAAATGGGACAACAATATCCAGGTACGCCAGGAATTAATCCTAATGCACCGTTGTTAGGAGATACAGGAAGATCTGCACTAGGCGTATCAGATGAACTTCCTAGAGTAGGGGAAGTAGAAGAAGAAGAAGTAATTACCACCGCACCAAAAAGATTACTTTC